GGCGGCTCGGAAGTGCGGCTAGTTCAGACTTCCTCGGCTATATACCACCAGGCGGGTAGGCGCGACGCCGCCCGCTCCCCGACGCGGCGCGATGCCGCTGGAGGAGTGACGACCGATGACCCGTGGAGGCGCGCGCAACCGCTCCGGCCCGACGGCCAACGAGAACTCCGCCCGCTCCGATCGCCGCGGCTACTCGCTGACCGCCCTGCCGGCGCAGGGGTACAACGGCCCGGTCCCCGACTTCCCGCTACCGAATCCGCTTGCTCGCGAGTTGGAGGTGTGGGAGCAAGCGTGGCGTTCGCCGCAAGCGTGCGCCTGGTCGTTGTCGTCGGAGTCGTGGCGCACCCGGACAGTGGCGATGTGGGTCCGGCTGTCGGTGCGGTGCGAACAGGACGATGCTCCGGCCGCGCTGCTGGGTCAGCTGCACCGGTTCGCTGACCAGATCGGCATGACGACCGCGGGCCTGGCCGAGATGGGCTGGAAGGTCGCGGTCGACGAGGTGGGAACGAAGCGCGCTGAGGAGAAGCCGAAGCCGGCAACCTCTCGCGACCGGATGAAGGTCGTCAAGGCGGATGGAGCCTGAGCCTGAGCTCGAGCCGCTGGCGCTCGACTTCGACCCGCTGCACACGCTCGGCTTCCTCGCGACGGACTGGATCGAGGCCCACTGCAAGGTGCCGGGCGGCATCTACGAGGGTGAGCCGCTGACGTTCAACGGCTGGCAGCTCTACTGCACCGCGAACCACTACCGCATCAAGCCGGGTGCGACCGTCGACCCCCGTCGCCTGCTCGAGCCGTTCCACTACCGCCGCTCGGTGGTAGTCGGCCCGCAGAAGTGTGGCAAGTCGCCGTGGGGCGCGGGGATGCTGCTGTTCGAGGGCGTCGGCCCGTGCTTGTTCGCCGGATGGGCCACAGGTGGCGAGGTCTACCGCTGCGAGGACCACGGCTGCGGCTGTGGGTGGGAGTACGCCTACGAGCCGGGCGAGGCGATGGGCGTCCCACGACGGAAGTCGCTGCTCGGGCTCCTCGCCTACGCGGAGACGCAGACGCAGAACGTCTACGAGCCGCTGCAGACGATGATCCACTCGGGGCCGCTCGAGGAGTTCGTGAAGGTCCGTGAGGGCTTCATCCGGCTGCCGAACCGCGGCAAGATCGTCCCGCTGTCCTCGGCCGCCCGGTCGAAGCTGGGCCAGCCGCTGACCGGTGGCCTGGGCGACGAGTCGGGGCTCTACACGGCGACGAACAAGGTGCTCGACACTTGGCAGACGATGCGTCGGGGTATCGCGGCGATGCAGGGCCGCACGATCGAGCTGACGAACCCGTGGGACCCGATGGAGAACTCCGCGGCCCAGCAGGCGTTCGAGTCGCGGCAGACCGACATCTTCCGGTACTACCGGAAGCCGCCGGTCGACCTGGACTACAAGAAGAAGCGTGACCGTCACAAGATCCACGTCTACGTCTACGCCGACTCCCCCTGGGTCAACCCGAGCAGTATCGACGCCGAGGCGGACGAGCTCGTCGAGACCGACCCGACCCAGGCCGAGCGGTTCTTCGGCAATCGCCTCGTTCAGGGCCTCGGCGCGTTCCTGACCGACGCGCTCTGGACCGAGCACACGTCGCGGGCGCCGATCACCGCGGACGCGATCTGCCTGGGCTTCGACGGCTCGTTCTCCGGGGACTGGACGGCGCTTCGGGCGGAGACGCTGGACGGGCACCGGTTCACGCCAACCTACGGCCCTGACCGTCGTCCGACGATCTGGAATCCGGCCGAGTGGGAGGGTCGCGTGCCGCGGCCCGAGGTGATCGCTGCGGTGGATGAGTTGTTCCGCCGCTACACGGTGGCCCGCATGTATGTGGACCCGCGGCATTGGGAGTCGCAGGCGGATGCCTGGTCGCTTGAGCATGGCGATGACGTGGTGATCCTGTGGCCGACGAACGCGGTGGCTCGGATGTTCCCGGCTCTGAACCGCTATGTGATCGACCTCGACGAGGGCGAGACGACGCACGACGACTGCCCGATCACGCGCACCCACGCACTGAACGCGCGAAAGGTCGCGAAGCCCGGGGACAAGTTCATCCTCGGCAAGCCCTCGGAGCACCAGAAGATCGACGCACTGATGGCTGACGTACTCGCTCACGAGGCCGCCGCCGACGCTCGCGCCGCCGGCTGGACCGCAACAACCGAAACGTACTTCCAACTGCCTCGCTGACCCGAAGGAGGGCATGTGGCGCTCACTCCCTCCGAGATCGAGCTGGTCGAGCGCATGAAGCGCGACCTCGACAACAATGCGGTCGCCGACCAGCGGATGCTCAACTACTACCGCGGCCTGCAGCGGGTCGAGCAGCTGGGCATGGCGATCCCGCCGAACCTGCGGCAGTTCATGGTCGTGGTCAACTGGCCGCGCGTCGTGGTCGACACGATCGAGCACCGCCAGAACGTGCGGGCGCTGATCCTGCCGGGCGAGGAGACCGCCGACCCGCAACTCCGCGCGATCTGGGACGCCTCTAACCTCGATGCCCACGTGAAGATGTTCAACCGCGACCGGATGATCTACGGCCGGGCGTTCATGTCAGTGGGCTCGAACGAGAACGACCCGTCGTTGCCGTGGGTGCGGGTGGAATCGCCTCGCGAGATGACCGCGCTGGTCGACGTCCGCACCGAGCGCGTGATCGCCGCGGCTCGCTTCTACGGGACCGACGAGGAGCGCGGCGACATCGGCCCGACCAACGTCACCCTCTACCTGCCGGACGTGACGGTGTGGATCGAGCGCGACGACGACGGCCGGTGGAAGGAGACCGAGCGCGACGAGCACAACCTCGGCGCGGTCCCGGTCGTGATGCACCTCAACCGGCGGATGTCGAACGGCTGGGTCGGCGAGCCGCAGATCACCGACATCATCCCGCTCGCCGACTCGTGCGTGCGGACGATGACGAACCTGCAGTTCACGATGGAGGCGCACGGCGCCCCGAACAAGTACATGACCGGCGTCGAGAAGAAGGACCTAGTCCGGGACGGTACGTTGATCCCGCAGTGGGAGGCGTACTTCGACGCCATGAAGGTGATCCCGAACCCGCAGGGCAAGGTCGGCCAGCTTCAGGGCGCTGACGTGTCGAACTTCGAGACCGCGGTCAACCTGTACGGCAAGCAGGCCGCAACCGTGACGGGCTTCCCCGCCCGCTACTTCGGCCTGCAGACCGCGAATCCGCCCGCCGAGGGCGCGATGCACGCTGACGAGGCGCAGCTGGTCGAGTCGGTGGAGTCGCAGAACATCGAGGTCGGTACGACACTCGGCTGGGTCGGCGGCCTGGCGCTCCGGTTCGCGACCGGTGAGTGGGTGCAGGGCAACCGGGTCCGCGTCGACTGGTTCGACCCGGCCACCCCCACCGTCTCGCAGCGCGAGGACGCGCTGGCGAAGCGCCGCGCGGCGGGCGTCCTGTCCCGCGAGGGCTACTGGGACGAGCTCGGCTGGTCGGAGGCTCGCAAGGCGAAGGAGCGGGCGTACTTCGAGGCGGAGGCGCTGGACCCGTTGACGCGGGCGCTGACCGCCGAGGTGGAGCAGAGTGCCGCCGCTGCCGCGCTCGGCGCGTAGGCACTACCTCTGGTCCGCCGGGCTGGCGCAGAGGGCGGCCCGAGAGGCGCGCAGGGCGCGTTCCAGGGGTCCGCGTGCGGTCGGTCTGGTGATCGCCACCCACCAGGCGACGGCGGCGGCGCAGGCGCTCCCCGTGACCACCCGGATGCTGGCCGAACAGGGCGTCGACGAGGCTGCCGAGGCGCTGCTGAACAGTCCGGCATTCACGACCGAACTGGACGCGATGACGCGGATGCTGGAGGAGGTCGCCGACGCGGCTGCGTTCGCCCGGCTGGTCGAGTCGCTGGTGCAGGATGCCGGTCGCGCGGCCGAGCAGGTTGCGGCCACCGTGCATCCGAACGTCGGTTACGTGCGGCTGCTGACTCCGCCTTCGTGCTCACGGTGCGCGGTCCTGGCTGGTCGGGTCTACCGCTACTCGACAGGCTTCCTGAGGCATCCGAACTGCGACTGCGTGATGGTGCCGACCTCGCAGGCGAACCCGGCTGACGTGCTCGACCCGGTGGAGGCGATGCGCCGCGGTCAGGTGACCGGCTTGAGCAAGGCGGATCGGAAGGCGATCGAGGACGGCGCCGACTTCAACCAGGTAGTGAACGTGCGACTGCGGAAGGCCGGTCTGCGCCAGGCGGGCCGAGTGCTCTCCCGCAGCGGCCGCCCCACGCCTGAGGCCATCTACCGCGTAGCAACCTCCCGCAGGGACGCCATCGAGCGCCTGATCGCCGCGGGCTACCTGCGGGCCTGAATCTTCCCGACGACGCGAGGTCGTCGGGGCGTCCGCCAGCCGCGATGGCTGGTCGACCACCTGGAAGGAACCACCATGGCCGACGAGCCGACCACCATCGCCATCAACGAGCCCGCGAAGACGAACCCTGCCCCGAAGGCGACGCCGGACGCGAAGTCTGACGAGCCCCTGGGTGACGGCGGAAAGAAGGCGCTCGAGGCTGAGCGCGAGAAGCGCAAGCAGGCGGAGACCGACCTGGCCTCCCTGCGCAAGGACTTCGAGGGCTTCCAGATGAAGCTTTCAGAGGCGTTCGGCGTCAAGCCCGCGACGGGTGACGGTGCCGACGCGGTGACCCAGCTGCAGCAGCGACTGGACACCATGCAGCGCGACACGGCCGTCTACCGGCTGGCTGCGCAGCACCAGATCACCGACGAGGGCGACCTCGAACTCCTCCGCTCCGCGACGGACGAGGCGGCGATGACGAAACTCGCCGAGCGACTGGCCGCGAAGGCCGAGCCGACTCCTGGCACCCCGAAGCCCGACGCCACTCAGGGCGGTTCGGGCGGGACCACTCCGGCGCTGAACAGCAACGCGCTGGAGGAAGCACTCAAGGCCAAGTTGGGCATCGCTTGATGCCCCTACGTCCGTAGGAGGACACCATGGCGATCACCGCCGCAACCAAGACGACGGACTTCGACGGGTTCCTTTCCCCGGCCGAGTCCGCCCCCATCTTCGACGACGCCCGACGCCAGTCGGTGTTCCAGCAGCTGATCCCGCAGACGCCGCTGGGCATCAACGGCCAGAAGGTCCCGGTCGTCACCGCGAAGCCGACCGCCAACTGGGTCGGTGAGGCCAGCCAGAAGCCGGCGACGGCCATGGAGATGGACCTGCTGTACATCGAGCCGAAGAAGCTGGCCGCCATCGCAGTCCTCTCGGCCGAGGTCGTCCGGGCGAACCCGGGCAACATCAACGGCCAGCTCCGCCCGTACCTCGCCGAGGCGTTCGCCATCGCGTTCGACCTGGCGGTCGGTTACGACATCGGCGGCGACGGCACCGGCACCAGCCCGTTCTCGAACCCGCTGTCCGCGACGACCAAGTCGGTCGAGATCGGCGAGTCCACCCAGGAGGAGGGCGGCATCCACGCCGACCTCGTCGCCGGCATGAAGCTCCTGGTCGACGACGGCAAGAAGCTCTCGGGCTTCGCGCTCGACGACGTCCTCGAGCCCGCCCTGTGGGGCGCGGTCGATAAGAGCGGACGTCCGCTCTACACCGACCTTCCGACCGACGCGGTCTCGCAGACCATCGCCCGCCCGGGCCGGCTGCTGAACCGTCCGTCGTTCATGGGCGAGGGCGTGGGCCACGGTGACGTGGTCGCGTTCGGTGGCGACTTCCGCAAGGCCGCGTGGGGTGTCGTTGGTGGCATCTCCTACCGCGTCTCGACCGAGGCCACGGTGACCATCAACGGCAGCCTGACCTCGCTGTGGGAGAACAACCTCGTCGCGGTGCTGGCCGAGGCGGAGTACGGCTACGTCAACAGCGACGTGGCCTCGTTCGTCAAGTACCTCGACGCCTCCTGATCCAGGCGCTGAGCATCGAGAGGAGGTGGGGCGGTCGTGGTTGTCGCAACCTATGAGGACGTGGCTGTTTCTCTCGGCCGTCCCATCTCGACCGATGCCGAGCAGGCGCAGGTCGAGTGGTGGCTGAACGGCGTCGAGCTGTTCATCGCCGCGAAGCTCGGCGACGTGGCGGACCTGAACGAGGACGCCGTGAGGTACGTCGAGGTGGAGGCGGTCGTCGCCAAGATGCGCCGCGGCGCGCTCGCGGGCGCGTCGAGCATCACCGTCAACGTCGATGACGGCGGGGTGACTCGGCGCTACGAGAGCGCGATGTCGGCCGACGACATCACCGACGAGTGGTGGGGCCTGCTCGACCCGGACGTGGGTGGCGGCGCGTTCACCGTCCGCCCCTACTTCGAGCCGGACGACCCGACCGCTCTCGACGATCTGGACTGGTCGTGACGCTCCAGTCCGCCATCGAGGCCGAGTTGCCGTTCCTCCGTGCCGAGGCCGAGGCCCTGATGCCCGACGAGTTTGAACTCGGCAACTACGGCGACGGCTACCACTACGACCCGGACCTCGAGGAGGATGTTCGGGATTTCGATCTGCTGTTCACCACCCGCGGCAAGCTGATGACCTCCACCGCTCCAGGCGAGGTCGAGGTGGGTGGTCGCACAGCGGTCCAGATCAGCCGCACGCTGCACATCCCCGTGGATACGCCAGCGGTTCCTGAGGGCACAGTGGCTCGCAGTGGTGGGCGGGAGTTTCGCATCCTCGCCGAGCTGACTCACCCGCAGCCGAAGTCACGCCGATTCGCGGTCGAGGAGGTGCTGTCCTGATGCCTGCCGAGGAGTTCTTCGACCTGGCCCGCGACTTCGAGCGCGCCCCTGCCAAGGTCGCGTCGGGCCTGTTCGACGCCTACCGCGGCGCCGGCGAGGGCTTCCGCGACGACTGGCAGCACAACGCCCGCGCGACCAGTGGCGCGCACGGCAAGTGGTACCCCGACAGCATCACGACCGAGATGAAGTTCGCCGGGTTCGGCATCGAGGTCGAGACCGGCCCCGAGTCTGGCCGCAAGCAGGGCTCCATGGGTCGCGGCTTTGAGTACGGCTCTCGCAACCAGCCGCCGCACCTCGACGGCCTGCTGGCAATGCCACTTGCTGCCGTGCGCCTCGACCGGCTCGCTGATGCCGCGATTGGGCTGGCGCTGCCATGACCGACGCAATGGGCGCCGTCGCCACCGCGACAGAGGACGTCGACCGTCTCCAGCCCATCAATGGCGTGCAGGACAAGACGTATCCCTACGGCGTCTACAGCGCCACGCTCGGCCGCGGCGACAGCTATGGCCTCGACAGCAGCGAGGGCGTCCGCTGGGGGCGCGTGGTCGTGCAGACGTTCGGGAGGACGGGAACCTCGGCCCTCGCCAAGGCAGAAGAGGTACGCGCCGCGCTGGTGGGTCTCCGGCTGGACATCGACGGCTATGAGACGACCCCGGTACGTGCCGAGCTCGATCCGGTCGTGACCCGCGACCCGGACGACGCCGGCGTGGTCAACGTGACCACCACCTACACCTTCACCGCGACCCAGCTCCAGGAGGCGTGATGCCCGAGTACGTCCGCGTCACATGGAAGGCCACGGGTCACGAGTCCACGATCCCGGCCCACCGGTTCGACGCCAAGCGCCACAAGAAGGCGGGCAAGGACGCGGTCGACAGACATGGCGTCCCGTTGCCGCCGAAGTTCCACACCACTGTCGCCAAGGAGGCCGCCAAGCGGTCCGCGACCACCACGAACTCCCCCGCACCCGCGGAGGGTGAGGCCGCCGAGAACGGCCACCAGGCCACCGAGACTGAGGAGACGAACTGATGGCCGCTCCGATCAAGCCCCAGAAGCAGACCGCCTACGGCAAGCGCCGGCTCTGGCTGGTCGACACCATCGCCGACACCCGCGCGCCCGAGGACACCGAGATCAACGATGGTGCCTACCTGACGTGCTTCGCACTCTCCGACCAGGCGGGTGCGACGACTACGCCGAACAAGATCACCCTCCCGGTGCTCCTGTGCGAGACCGACTCCTATGAGGACTTCGGTACGACGGCGAACTCGCACGCCGACATCACCCTCCTGTACGACCCGCAGGCCGACGTGGGTGACCCGGGCAAGACGGCGTGGGATCTCGTCTACAACGACGGCGACGGCTACGCGGGCAACGTCTTGTGGCAGCTCGGCGAGGCGGGCGACGAGGACGACAGCGTGGCCGATGGTGACCGCGTGACCGTGGTACCGGCGAAGCTCAAGGTCATCTCCGAGGAGCCGACGAGCACGGGCGAGGACGGTCTGTTCGCGTTCCAGTGCTCGGTCGCGGTCACCGGGAAGATCCGGCGCAACGTCGAGGTCACTGGCTCCTGACCCCCTTACGACCCCCGCCCGGCGTGCCGCGGCTGGGCGGGGGTCTTCGCGGCACGCGGCAAGGAGTGAGCATGACCGGCATCAAGCCCCGCACTGCGCGGGTTGTGATCTACCAGGGCGACGACCTCGCCCGACTGTCCGAGCTGGACGACCGGGTGGCGAAGGCTGAGGTCGGGCTGGCCGTTGCGAAGCGCAAGGCCGAGGAGTGGTCCAAGGCGGTCCACACCGCCGATGAGCGACCGCCTGCCGAGGCCGACGTCATCGCAGCCACCGAGCGGCACGACGAAGCAGTCCTCGAGCGAGACCTGTTCGCCGAGGAAGCCGAGGAGCGGGGCGTGTCCGTCGTGCTTCATCAGGTCGGGCGCAAGGAGTGGCGACGGCTCAAGAACGCCTACCCGCCGCGCGACGGGAACGCTGAGGATGAGCAGTTCGACTGCAACGTCGACTCGCTGCCGGACGAGGCCCTGCCCAAGTCGATCTGCCGGGACTCCGACTGTCCGCTGTGCAGGGAGGCCGAGCAGAGGACGACGATCGACGGCGACCTCGACGCGTTCCTCGATTCGCTCTCCAGCTTCGACTACTACAACCGCCTGTTCCTGACCATGCTGGCGCTCAACGTCGGGGGCGCTGCGGCCGACCCAAAACTGCGAGTCGGCTCCGGGAGCAGCCTGACCTAGCCCGCGACCTCGAGCTCGCCGAGCGCGGCGGGTTCGAGTCGGTCGACGAGTTCCTCGCCTCGCCGGATGCAGAGTGGCGGATCGCGAAGTGGGAGCAGGAGCGGGACCGGTGTCCTGTGCATGGTGGCTCGCGGAGTGAGTGCCCGGATGACGAGCGGGACTGGTTCCCGCAGCTCGCGGTGTGCTGGCCTGCCGCCCAACTCGAGGCCGCGAAGGCGTTCTATGCCGACTTGCACGCCGAAGCGCCGTTCCATGACGGCTCTTTCAAACGCTGGGCGACGGAGCGCAGCCGAGCATTCCCGTTCCACTTCACTGACGGCGTGTCGATCTGGCTCTCGCCGGTCGAACTGAGCCCAGGCGAGGACTTTCTGAACCCTGCCGGCGGCTAGTCGCGCAGAAGTCCCCAGGCAACCAAGGCCTTCTCAGACATGTCCTGACCGTACCCCGAGAGGCGGTGAATCGTGGCCGATCGGACCGTCACCTATACCTTCCGGGGCGACTTCACCAGCCTCGCCGCCGGGCTGACGGCCGCCGGCCGCGCGACCGCTGACCTCGGCGGCGAGCTGACGGCGCTGGACAAGAACGGCGCGAAGATGCGCGCCGGCCTGACGCAGATCGGCTCAACGGCGGGGAAGATCGGACTGGCCGCCGCTGCCGGTTTCGGCGTCATGGTCGCCGCCGCCGCGAACTTCGACCAGGCGATGTCGAACGTCCAGGCCGCAACGCACGAGACCTCCGGCAACATGGAATTGCTGCGCCAGGCGGCGATTGACGCGGGTCAGGCGACGCAATACTCGGCGAGCGAGGCCGCAGGGGCGATCGAGGAGTTGGCGAAGGCGGGCGTCTCGACCACTGACATCCTCCACGGTGGACTCACTGGTGCGCTGGACTTGGCCGCCGCTGGTGGTCTCCAGGTGGCCGACGCTGCCCAGATTGCTGCCACCGCTCTGACGCAGTTCCAGTTGGCGGGCGAGGACGTGCCTCACGTAGCCGACCTGCTGGCCGCGGGCGCTGGGAAGGCCCAAGGCGACGTCACCGATCTGGCGATGGCGCTCAAGCAGTCCGGTCTGGTCGCATCCCAGATGGGCGTCTCGATCGAGGAGACGACCGGGACCCTGGCCGCATTCGCGTCCGCGGGCCTCCTCGGCTCCGACGCCGGTACATCGTTCCGCACGATGCTGCTCCGTCTCGCGAACCCGACCAAGGAGTCGGCCGCCCTCATGGAAGAACTCGGTATCCAGGCGTATGACGCGCAGGGCCAGTTCGTAGGCATGGAGTCGATCGCGGGGCAGCTCGCCGCCGCCTTCGAGAACAAGACTCAGGCCGAGCGCGACTCTGCCCTGGCAACCATCTTCGGCTCCGACGCCATCCGTGCGGCCAGTGTGCTCTACAGCCAGGGCGCCGACGGCATCGCGGAGTGGACATCCAAGGTCAACGACCAGGGCTACGCGGCCGAGACGGCCGCGATCAAGATGGACAACCTCAAGGGCGACCTTGAGCAGCTCAAGGGTTCACTGGAGACCGCGTTCATCGGCGCCGGGTCCGGCTCGCAGGGTCCACTTCGCCAGCTCGTGCAGGGCGCAACCGACGTGGTCAACGCCTTCAACAACCTGCCTGGTCCGGCGAAGAATGCGACCACCGCCCTGCTTGGCGTAACCGCCGTTCTCGGCGGCGGCGTGTGGCTCGCGTCGAAGACGATCCAGGGCATTAGCAACACGAGCAAGGCCCTGAGCGATCTCGGCATCACTGCCGACCGGACCGGGTTCTCGCTGGGCCGGGTCGCCCGCACGGCCGGCGGGGTGCTCCTCGTTGCCGGGGCCGTCACCGCGCTCGGCAATGCGTTGGCTAAGGCGACCGGTCACATGGTCGAGACCAGCGACTTGCAGCGGAACCTCGAGGCGATCGCCAACGGCGACGCCTCCGACGTGATCCAGCAGGTGTCGGACTCGTTCGACATGCTCAGTTCTACCGCCAACAGGGTTACCGACCCGCTGTATGAGGTGACCACGGCATTCGGACTATTCGGCAACACCCCTGTCGATAATGCGCAGCAGAACATTTCACAGGTGGACGAGGCGCTCGCGAGCCTGGTCGAGTCCGGCAATGCCGACACCGCAGCAAAGGCGTTCGACCGGATCGCAGCAGCCATCACCGGCCTCCCCGAAGGCTCGTCGTTCAACCCGGCATTCATTGACGGGTTCGATTCCTACGCGACCGCGCTCGACAACGCCGCCGCCGCATCGGATGACGCCGCAGGCGCCAGCAAGGGATTCGGCGATGCCGCACAGGGCGCCGCCAGTGGCGCGCAGGCCGAGGCCGACGCCGTCCGCGACGCCACACGGGCGATGCAGGACCACGTCAACGCGGCCCTGGCTGCGTTCGACGCCGAGACTCAGTGGCGGCAGGCGCTCAAGGATGCGCAGGCGCAGGCCGAGACCAACAACGCCGGCATCAAGGGAAACAGTGAGGCGGTGCTCGCCAACCGCCAGGCTCTCTCCGGGCTTGCGGCCGCATGGAACAACCAGTCCGCGGCGGTCAAGAACAACGTCAACCGCTATCAGGAGGCGCGCGACGCCTTCATTCGCACCGCCACGGCGATGGGTGTCCCGGCCAAGGCTGCGCGCGACCTGGCGAACAGCTACCTCCAGATCCCCAAGAAGGTCTCATCGCTGATCGACGTGGACGACAAGCGGGCGCGAGCCAAGCTTGCCTCGGTGCTGGCGGCGCTTCGCAAGTGGGGCCTCACCTCCGAGGAAGCGGTCGCGCTGCTCAACGACCTCGCCACGGGCAAGATCAAGAACGTTCAAGGGCTCATCAAGAAGTACGGTCTCACCAAGGCGGAAGCGACCGCGCTACTCAAGGACCTCGCCAAGGGGCCGCTGAGCGGAATCATCGGTCAGTTGAACGCGATTGATGGCAGGGTCGCCACGTCGATCGTCCGCACCATCCACGAGACCGTGAACCGGGTCAGCGGCGCGCTCCCCAAATTCGCGACGGGCGGATACACGGGAGATGGCGGCATCAATGAGCCAGCCGGCTTCGTCCACAAGGGCGAGGTGGTCATCCCGCAGCGCTACGTGAAGCGCGACTGGTCGATGCTGCGTGCGCGGTACGGCGATCTCCCCGGTTTCGCATCCGGCGGCTACGTGAGCGACTACGCCCGCGCCGGCGCCGGCGGCACCCCCGCGTTCGACATGGTCGGTCCCGTCAACGCTGCCACGGCGGCGCTGCTGAACCTCGCCGACGCCTCCAAGAAGGAGCTCGAGGCCCGCAAGAAGCTGCTGGACAAGGAGTTCGAGGCGGCCAAGCAGCGGCTCGACAACCTCAAGCAGGAGCGGGCGTCGCTGGTCCAGTCGGTCAAGGACGTGATCGCGGGCGG